ATCCCCGAGAGCTTTCTCCCCTCCTCCCCCCTTGGCTTTCGGGCCAGGGGGGGTTTTTGGTTGCCTACTTTCCCCCGGTGGTGGCCGGGGAAACGCCCGCTTCGTAGTTGCGTGCGAAGCGGGTTTTTCAAATCGCTGGGACGGTCCCAGCAATGTGTCGCCCATCCTGTAAGATTTGTTACCAAAGGTCTTGCAGGGTGGGTTTTTTTGTTGTGCCTGCCATGGCACCCTGAGCCGGTACGGACAGCTAAATCGGCACGGACGCCGGCCGGCTTGGGCCTTGGGGTCATTCAACGAACAGACTGATTTGCACCGTCGGATTGCCGTATTCGGGAAAAACCACTTGGGCCTTGTCCCAAATCTTGCCGATCATCAGCCCCGACGCGATCCGACACGCTTTGTATGGTGCATGGTTTTGGGCACCAGGCGAGGCATTGGTCGATGGGTGGCGTTCCATCTTTCGCAAGCCCGAACATCCTCATCCGTTTCCTTCTCGCCCGGCGGGATGATCATCATGGCATGAACATGATTGGTGGCATCGACCGCGTTTTCAGGGACCAGGACACGCACCAATACCCCTGGGAGCTTTGGAACCCGCTTAACCTTTTTTTCCATCGCCCTTATTTGCCATTCATCAGAAGGTGGCTCGTATCCCATCACTTCAAATTCGGATGGAAAAACGTAACGATTTTCACATCCAAAAGGATTGGCCGAATTATTCTCAACAGCTGACACTTCGTTCGATCCCACATGAAAGGGATGCTCATCACGATCGACCTCCATCAACTGTCTTGGCGCAAAAACAGGCGTTTTGAGATCAAAAAGACACCGGATAATTTCAACCACCAACTCCTGGGATATGTCCACATTCAAGGCTGTTGGCCGATTATAAAAATCCGATATTTCTACGAGACGACGAACGCCACCAGCGAAACTTCGACACGGCAACAGCATCTTGCCGGCCCGCACAACCGTCTTGTAGCCAACGAGAACGTACCCAGATTCCCCCTGGTAACCAGCGGCTCTTTCAACCAATTTTTCACTAAAGCACATGGTGTTTCATTACTTGCTTCAGGGTTGTTTTTATTGCGATATGGCGTCTAAATCCTCGGGCTGAAGATCCAAAGACAGAATCTTGATCAACGCGGCCGTCAACTCATCGGTCGCCTGCAACACCTGATCCTCGCGCGTCACGACGATGTCAAATGTTTCAACCAAAGTATTACGCAGCGGGTTGGCCGGATCGTCTGGATACCCCCACATCTTCAAGGTGTAGTTGCCTGGCTTCAAACGCCAACGAATCGGTTCGGTCCCAGGCGTACCGCCATTGCTGCCCACCAAGTTGATGTCGCCGTTCAGGGCTGTGCCGGATATCAACTCGATTGGCTGGGGCGTGCCAGCACCAGGCTGCAACCAGGCCCATTGAGCATCGACAACCAAAATCTTGCGTACCAAGTTCGGCACCGGATCATCGGTGATCGTCTTCGTGGGTATGTGAACTTGTGCGACTGCTGCCTGAATCAAAACAAGCACAACGATGGTTGTGCAGATGGTGGTCCATAACCTGGTCATCCTTGATCTCCTTTGTCGTCTGGATGCTTGCCGCGTTGTTTGCGGTATTGCTGGGCTCGGGCCTTTTTATCCCACCCCATGGCGATCATCTCCGCTTTGGTGAAGCAACGGGTAAACAACTTCTGCCCTACGGATAAATCTCGCTCGGTTGGACAATAAGGTCCCTCAAATTCAAATTGACGATACAACCGCCCACGATACCGGACCATGCCATCAGCAACGTGCTCGATGGGATCCTCAGGCTGCTTTGTGGCCTCGACGGGATCCTCTGGGATGGGCGTCGTGAGAAGGCCCGACGGATTCTCGGCCGTAGGTCGTGGTGCGTTCCAATTAAATTTGGATCGCTTGGGTATTTGCGATGGGGTCATTCGCTGTTGATTCAACATCTGGAAGACCGTGGCGACACTGTTTTGGAGATATCGCCTTCGTTCACGCACCAACGCGGCATTGCCTCGCTGCTCCCTGAACGCTTCAGGCAACGTTTGACGTGGCAAAGGACCGATCCAACCGTCAAGGATCTCACCGCAGGTCCGCCCATCCAAATACTTACTGAAATTCGTTTCAGCTTGATACCGTCGCCCCTCGGTGTAAAAGGTGATGTCAACCAGGAGGATCGATTGGTCATAGGTGGGATCAACCTTGACCGATGCTTTTTTAACATCGGTTCGGTAGTTGGCTGCCTTCTGCAGAACAGCGGCGACCTGCATGGGTGTTAAAGATTGATCCATGGAATGGCCTAACAACCAATCATACCGCCGATCAAGCTGGCGGACACACGGCCAGGGCTTCACGAACGTATCCGATCGATGCGTTAAACTCCGGCCGGTCTTCCATCAATCCGATCAACCCTTCCAGGTTTTCCCTTGCGATAAATGCTGCCTGCCTGGGAGTGGCTTCGACGACCATCGGATATTCGGGCTGTAAAGTTACTCCCGGCGGCTCACACGCCGGCGGAGCTTCTTGGCCTTCATCCTTGGTCAAAAAAATGGGCTGTTGCGATCCACTGAAAATCCTATCTTTCTCCTCGGGTGGCTTGGCGTGCCATACCTCCGAGTCAATCAAGATTGGTTCGGGATGGTCGGGATCGACACCATGGGGACAAAGGGTTTTACCGTGTTCGGTCCCCATGGCCAGGTCAACGATCGACTCAGCCAGGGCGTTGATCGATTGAGGCCCCAACTCAGACACGTTGGCAACCACTGAACGCAACACGGCGGCCGCACTCTTGAAGCCGTTATGAAACACCACAAAATCGGGACGATGCTCAAGCGAGTAAGTCGTTGCCATGTCCCACGCCGGCCGCTTGCGCACAGCCGCCAACACAGTTTCTAATTGAGTCGAGAAATTCATACCGTTCCCTTCATTTTCAATTTTTCCATCGGCCGGCTTCAGCATCACTTCCCTTGCAAAACGACGCACTTATTGGCGGTCATCATCCCCTCATGAATCAGACGGATTGCAGCGGTTTGATCGGCACTGCCACGGGTGTTGTCTTTCACAACCTGGGCACACGCCATACACGCCCGACGAATCCGTTGGATTTGCTGGACTTGCTCATCGTTCGGCTTGTGGTATGAAAACATCCGATTGATCGATTGATCTGTGATCTGCTGTCGATCAAGATCCGTTTGCATCTCTCGAATCTGTTTGCTCAGCTCGACGTACTTGTCCGTGCCGGACTTAGTTGGTTTTTCGGTTTTGGTCTTTTCCACGAATACCCCTTAAACAAAGCGAATTTACCAAGAATTTTCGCCAAGAACGGCCTTAGCGGCATCAATCAATTTGTCATCAATTTGAGTTGAATTATCTTTTGAATTGGCGTTTTGCCAATCTCTGAGCTCCAAAATCATATAAGCCAAGCTATCGTTGGTCCAAGACTCAAAAGATAAATACCGATGTATCGCATCAGCCATAAGATCAGAAAAATGCTGGACGTGGTTCTCCCCCTCCCCGGGTTCACTGGTGACCCGGACAGTTGTATCCGAATCTCTTATCGTGATGCTGATGCTGTTGCCTTCTTCGCTTGCCACGGCCTAATCATCACCAATGATGGCAACGCTGTCAACAATCGCTATTTCTTGGCGTAGGGGTCGGATTTCTTCTTCCTCCGAGGATTCAAAGTCTCCTCCAGGCCCATCACATCGCCGAAGGTTCCGGGCTTGTACGGCCTTCTCGGGCGTGTGAAATGGGTCGGGATCGGACCTGCGGACCTGCGCTCGGGCTCCTGGCGCGCCCAACATCACAGGCAACCGAGGTCCTGACCCGCAAGCCCCGGGAGCTACCCGAGGTCCCCATGGAGCCCCTCGTGGGCCCCAATGGTTCACGAAGCGTGCCTATTCACCCAGTGAACCTGCGGACATGATCGCCAACGATGGCAATGCTGTCAACCATTCTTACCGCTTCGCGTAGGGGTCTTTTTTCTTCTTCCGGCGAGGGTTCAGGGTTTCGTCGAGCTTCATCACATCTCCGAAGCTTCCGGGCTTGTACGGCCTTCTCGGGCGTGTGAAATGGATGATCTCTTTACAGCCGTGCGTCAAGTAGGCGGAGGCCATGACCAGGTCATCAAACTCACCTGAAGGAGCACCGGTCACCAGGTCCACGGATCGGGCGACGTCGTCAATGACGTCGGTTTTGTTGCGTGGCTTGAACTGATAGCGTTTGTGCTGGGTGATGTTATCGCTCGACACCAACATGACGTCCTTGCGTCGAATGGCCAACCGATGATCTGCGATGATGGTGTCGCCCACCCCTCGATGATGGCCCAAAAGGTCACTGTGCCGGCGGGCAACCGTTTGCTCGCGTCGTTGATGATACATATACGAATAACCCATTTCGTCGTACAGGCGACGCAGGCAAGGAAGCCCGAATTGACGTTCACCGACGATGAAAGCCTCGTAGTAGAGCATCCCCAGCGAGTAGAGGATCTCAGCGAAGTAGATGTCACCCCAATGACCCACGGCTTCGGCTACCTGGCGGACCTGCCCATCGGAAGTCTTGATCCCAACGACGGCGGCATCGTAATCCTTTCCGACCAGGCCGGCCGCGAAGTCGGCACCGATAACGTAGTTATCTTGTTCCTTGATGTCTGGGGGCTCATAAATGGTGATCCGGCCACCTTCGATCTCCATGCCGGGACGCCACTCGAAGAAGTATTCGTTTCTGGCTCCAAAGAACCGATGACCCATTTGCTGTCCACCAGCGGCGATGATTGCAGTTTGCAGTTTATCGTCGGCCGCTTGGTCCTCATCGGGCCGGAAGACGATCGCTCCTTGTTCCCCGGCCTGAGTTTCCTTTGCCATTTCTTCAAGAGCTTCAAAGAAGAAAACCGGCATACCAGTGAAGTCCGCATACCCACCTTTCAGACGGACGTGACGTTCTTTTTCGCTGGCGGTCGTGATCGACTCGTAGTGGGCATAGTCTTCCTCAGTCATCTCCGGGTTGTCTTCGATCCCTCCGACGTTCCAAACGAAGGTCTTGGGATGGGGCTGGGCATCCAAAGCGGCTTCGTTGGTCATACCCAACTCACGGCAGAAGTTCTCCCATGGCTGGATGACGCCTGTGACAAACCAGGTAATCCCCAGCGTCATCGTTGACGCGACCATGTATCGGGTTTTCTTTTTGCCTCGCCGGCGATACATCATTTCATTCCAGAACTTGCGATCTGGGTGCTCATCGAAGTACACCGCATCGAGCTGCACACCCTGCACCGCTTCCCAGCTCGAATCGCTCGACAACAGATAACAACGTGATCCGTTGGGCCAGATATAGCAATGCTTCTGCTCCTTCCAGATCCACCCTTTGGTGAACACCGATTCGATCTCCGGCCGCATGATGTCGTACTGTTGATATTTTTGACAAAACCACACCGCATCGGTGGGCCGGTCTGGATTGGGCATGACGTGCGGCTTGAAGGGGTCGGAGCGCTGCATGAGCATATCGACATCCAACGCCATGCAAGTCGTCTTCCCCCAGCCATTGCCAGGGATCAAGATGCGATAGACCTTGTCTGATTTAAGGGATTGGGTTTGACCGTGATCGTGTGGATGGATCAGGTCACCGGGCCGCGAGTCGCGTAAATAACGCTTCGACTCTTGGGCCAGCGTCAGTTCGACGATTTCAGCGGCTTCCTGTGGCGTGAACAGTTGGGAGCACGCTACAGCCATGACGCCTCGTTGTTACGTTGGATCGTGGATCGGATTACCAACCGGGCCTGTCTTGGTGATGATCTTTCGGACCACACCATCGACGTGCGCATTGACCTGGCCGGCCGCAGCAAGGCAGTACACCCCTTCTCCCGCTCGACCACGACGAAGCATATCTGGGTGATGGATGTTGACCTCGCCACCACTGGCCACATACGTCGCCGCCTCGATCACTGATCCAGACCGTTGTAAGGGGGTGGAGGTAATGTCCCCGTCTGCCGTGGTATCGGTCCACGACGCTGTCGCCACGTTGATCGTGGTAGCGTCAGCGGTCGAATCGTAGCTGGACCCCGTGGAGGTGTATGTCCCATCATTCGCTGTTGAGTTGGCAATATCGAATACCCGGCCCGCCTCGAATTCCTGCTCACGGTTGCCCGCAATGGTGACCGTGTCTTCGCCGGCACCGCCATCGGTAATCGCTGTGATCGCTTCGGCAGACGCAAGATCGTCCATGTCGAAGAACAACGCGGTCGCACCGGACACAGCCGGGACCACCGAAGCTAAGGAAATTCCCAGATATTCGGTCAACGACAAAGTCTTGGCCGCATTGGTGTCTTGCCGAGTCAGGGCAACCCGAACAATCCCCGAGGCGTCAGAGCTACTCAATTCCCCGTGGACCAAAAGGCCGATGGCTCCAAGTTGCTCGCCCATAAGTCAACTCCTTGCGATATTATTAGCCCAGATCGCCACAAGGGCAATATACACAGGAATTGGCAAAATGGGTAACATCATTCAGCCGGCAGGCCTCCTTGGCCCAGACGTGATCGACCCTTCTGCCATTTCTGGCCTTCAATTGCGACTCGAATCAGACGTCGGCGTCACCGTCACCGGCAGCGGGGTGAGCACCTGGGCCGATCAATCCGGCAATAGCAACGATTTCACCCAGACCGTGGACGCAGATCGCCCGCCATTGGCCACAAACGTCATCAACGGGCTTCCGGTGGTTCGGGGGGATGGTGTGTCGGATCACCTGGTGAATACGTCAGGGCCGATCGTAGCCGGCTCTGCGACAAAGACGATCTTCATGGTCGTCGACCCGAAAACCATTGGCGGCGGCACGCTGTTCATGGACGGTCAGCGGAATAACCCGCCATCAGGGGATGACGGCCGATTTCAACGGTTCACCCCATCCCTGGCCCGCGTCATCGACGACACAGGCAACACGACCTTCGCGGACATGACCGCCAACGAGTTCCACGCCTGGATCTACAGCCAGACGGCCGCCGACATCGACAGCTATACCCTCCAACGGGATGACGACACCCCTCTGACCCCTTCGGCCTCTGCCAGCAACATCCCAACCGTCGCCGGCGTGTCCTCGATCTTCGCCATCATGGACGATGCCATCACGCCCGTCGCCGGCAATTACTATGCGGCCGACTTCGCGGCTCTGCTGATCTACTCGCCGGCTCTGAGCTCAGCCAACATCCAAAACGTGTTCAACTACCTGGCCAACAAGTACGCCCTCTAATCGAACGGGCTGGTTCCCCTACTATGTATTTGTTTTATAGTCTTCGTAGTAGGGGCCGGTGAAATTGTGGACAATTTGACGCCCAGGATTCACAAGCACCAACAATAGCAACGATTGCAACCCGAAACAGCACCTTGAAAAACTGTCGGTTACCTGTCGGTTGCTGTCGGTGAATGTCGGTAGCGTGATCGGTGGGTGTGAAGATGGAGAAGATGGCCCAAAGTTACCGACAGTAACCGACAGCAAACGTCAGCTTTTCCACATTTGAATGTAGACCACCCAGTCCCCCCAATCCATCATCAGACCTCGAAGCAGGGCTCATCTCCCAGGTGGTCGCCCATGGTCTTCTGGTGGTTGAAAAAGCTCCCGCAGGCTTCGGCGGCCGTGGTGGTTTTTTTTGTGTAAGCCAAGACGGTATCGGCGAAGTAGTAGGCAGCCTTGGGCACGCTGATTCGGTTGAAGGCGAAGGCGATGCCCTGTTCGGTGGGCCGATAGATACCCAGCCGCTTCTTGGATGGATCTGAATCGTTGGGCATGATTTTGACCATCTTCCACATCTTCAGTTTGCCGATGCAGTTGCCTTGCAGCACCCAAGACGCATTGTCCTGTTCGGCCTGTTTGGGGACGTGGATCCAGTCATTGGTGAGCTGGTGGTGGCCGACCAACCAGCACAACACCTTGACCATGGAATAGTTGAGGTTGGCTTTATTGATTTTCGCCCACCGGCCGCAGCAAAGGCAATGCGTCCCGTGCTTGATGTTCTGACTGAGCAGCTTCTGCGCGTCTTCCAGCGTCATCAGCGGCCTGTAGTCAAACAGCGAGTCCATCGGCTGTCCTCCAGAATTCGATTGGAAATTCAGGCACCAACTTTTGATCGACCATAACCTCCATCACGAACGCGGCTTCCTCCACGCTCGAACAGATCATCCCTTCGACCCCTGTGAAGCCCATGATCTCGCCGTCCTTCAGAACGATCGGCACGCGGCTGGGCAGCGAAGCGGCAAGGACAATCATCTAATCACCCTTGGGGCTGAGTTTTCCTGAAAGAATCAACCGGGCGTTATTGGCTTCACGGATTAACTTCACAGCCATCATCTCCGCTTGAACTGGCTCCAAAACGATTCTGTTACTTGCTTTTGTCAGATTAATCATCACACGGGCATCGTTGGGCACTTTATTGTCTGTATGATCGGTTGGGATTACCGCGAAGATCTCCAACTCATGATTGGGCATATTGTCTTGATCAGTAGCTCTTGAAAAACTCATTTCGATGGATCCTTCAAATTCACAGCTTCCCGTTCTTCAGGCGTCAGCTTCGCTAACGCCTGGGCTCTCAATTTATTCTGACGAGCCAAGGCCCTGGCCCATTGCCTCTTCTTGATGTAGACCTCCTGGTGTTCTTCCCACCAATCAGCAAGCCGACGGGCTTCACGCTCACGGCCGTTGTAAATAATCCATGCTTTGTCATGGTCCGACATCATGGTGCAGACGTCGCACAACGTCGATGTCGCATGATTGAGCTTCGACGTATCGGGGTAACAATCGTGTGCGTTCTTTCGCACCCAATTGGGCAAAATCATGCCTGGGTTTTTGCTTTGGACGTACAGCAACAATTGACATACCCGATTCATTTCGGATTCATGCTTGCTCGGATTTTCAGCTTGACACGGCACGATCGGCCTCCTTCTTCGCTGTCTCCATCATCCGGCCCATCCGAACCTTGTGACGGGCCAGGGCCATCACGCCGGCACGGCCATCAAGATCGTAATTCTTGACCACTTCACAAAGCGTGTAACAAATCTCAGTCCCGCAAATCCAAAAAACAATGTCTCCCTTTGGAGTAATGCTTTCAACCCTCCAATCGATATCGAATCCCAGCACAGTCGAAAAGGCTTCTATTCCGATGATAAGCTTATCGATGTTGCCTTCTGCCTTGATTCCACGAAGTCGGTCAAATTGACTTCTCGACCAATACTTGAACCGACGAATTCGTTCAGCCAGGACATTGCGCATATGGGTACCTTTCCTTTTTCTTTGATCCAGTGTCGCATCAACTTGACGTGAACATCTTTGACGCCGGCCTGGGCCATCAGGTTCATCCCCACGACCCACGCCTGGGCGAAACCCGATGGCGTCGGAAAGCCACGGGCTTTTAACGCTGCCCGATCGTGGCGTGCGTCCTTCATGGTGTGAGTCTTGGTTCGATCCCGATACTTCCGCGTCCTCAGTGTGGATTCGGCCAGGGCCGACGGGTGGGCGAGACAATGAACGATCAGCGTCGCCGACCGTCCTTTGGTGCTGATGGCGTGATTCTTCCGGGCGGCGGCATACATGACACGAAAATCATTAGCCGACACATGCAATAGTTTTGCCCAGATGTCTGGGTTGGTCCAGGTGACCTTGAAAGTACCCGCCGGCGATCCGTGCTGATGAACATGGCACACCAACGCCACCCAGGCCCACGCACAGCTCGGCGGCAGGTCAGCCAGCCAGGGATTCTCCCGGACGACATCTTGCAACTTGTTCAAGCCCGCTCCCTGCTTATTTTGACGATTGACATCACGACGATATCGGTTGGCAAGCCCCAAACCGGCCACTCGCTCATGTAGGTGACCAAGACCTCGCACTTTCTACGAGTATAGGACTCGGTGCCGGGGTTCCATTCCCGCAGAATCAGCACATCGCCAACCTTGAATTGGCGATCCTTGATAGACCTGATCTCATGTGTTTTTGTGCCGTCACGAACTGCCGCGAATGGGGCCGGTAGGATTTTCAGGCGATGCGTCATCATTGCCACAGTTTACATCATTGCTATTGTCTTTTCCAGCCCGAACGACCATGATGTCGCGGCCCATAAACTTTTCGGGTGGTGGTAGGCCCCTCGTTCTCGACCAATCTGCCATGATTTCGTACTCGTATTTGGTGACGATGGCCAGGGTGTCGGAATCCTGATCCAGCAAGCGTTTGAAGATCGGTGAGACTCTATTCCAAACGAACTCGCGTTCGGCCTGCCGGGCCTTCATGTCATAAATTAGACCGCTGGCCTTTGTAACCGACGCATTGGCCCTTGATATCAATGAGCGTACTTTCATAATCGAGGTAATGACCAGGGCGATCATTGCGACGCTGTAAAACGCTAAGATTACAATGGTTTGGATCGTCGTCATCGATTATCCCCAAGGCTCCTTGATGGCCTTTTCCTGATTTTTTCGGTTTCCTCAACACATCTTCGAGCGGCTTCACGGCCCCATACAGATTGACCACATCCAAAGCCCGCTGGCCCTTTCCCCACAGCCGAGTAATTTTCAGGCGGACCGGACCAGTAAAAATTGGGATGCCGCCGGATTGACGACAAAACGACTCGACAATCTGGGCGATCTGCTTCTTGCGTCGGTGTCGGTGTATCCAATGCTTGTCCTGGGTGCGATTGAGCGATCGCGGGAAGAAATCAGGGATGAACAGTTCCCAGCGATCTGGGTATTGATCATCCATCTGTTTCGTGTTCTTTCATCGCCAACGTCATTTCGAGCTTTCTCACTTTCAATTGCTCAGCCAACAACTGCTTGCGGACGTGGGCCAGCTCATTCACGGTCTTGAATGATTTGGACGGGAAGGCCACTTTCCACCAACACCAGACGACCAATCGAACAACAAAGCAAAACGGAACCAGACAGACGATCATTTGATTACGCGGAAAGTCTACCCAGCAAACCCCGTAGAAGACACTAACTCTTTCGTATGGTGGAATGCAGCAGAAGAAAGCCATCGACGCATCTTATCAATACTGCCATTGCTGGCAAGATTGCTACGGATCGGCCGGCAATACGACATCGAGCTTCTGGGCGATCAGCTTGATCGCGACATCCATCCGGTGAAGCGTGCCCAGGTGAATATCGAGCTTATCGTCGGTCGCTTCTTTGTACGTTTCAAACTCGCGGCGAAGGCTGGCGGTTTCAGCTTGCAAGATCGCCAGTTGAGTCTTATCAGCCCATAGGTAATTCGTGACCGCTGTTGTGGCGACCACCGCACCCAACACCATGGTTAGCGGGACAAGGGTATATTTATTGATGGCACGGCCTTCGGTCATGGTTACTTGCTTCCCATTGCTGTGCAGGGCCAAAGCCATTGGATTACCTATACCCTTAGAAACTCCAATCGAACGGATCTTGTTGTCGGATAGCTCCACAATCGCTCCTCAAAACGATTAAGCAGATCAGTCGTGGCTGCTTCACGCCGCAGGCGGAGCAACTCCGCGTAGGTCATTGGCCGGCGGACAGTCCATTTGGGCATCGGAACCATCGCAACGGCGGCCGTCGCAGCCATGATCTTCAGAAACGTGCGGCGAGTAACTTTCATGTCTAATCCCGTTCGTATCCACCCTGCACCATGATATCTCGCTCCTGGGCCTGGGTGTTGACGACGACCTTGCCGTCGGGCGTGCAGGGCTGGCCCGGCATGTTCCTCGGCAGGCGATTGGAAACGTAGGGCTTCCAAACCGCTGTCGGCCGGCTTGGCACAGACATAATCCGCGTCGCCTTGACCATGTATCCAGTTTCGGGGTCAACGACCTCATGCTCGGTCCCGGGCTCGGGGAAGTCCGGCCCGTTGGCTGGGCATACTTTGGTCAAGATTCGCCCGTCTGCTGTCTTAAATTCATATTCTGGCATAAATTACTCCGTTTTTTAGGCTTTCTTCAAGTTTTGGGTGTTGCCTAAAAACCCCGAAGCCCAAGCGTTCACCGTTTTTGATCACTTCTTGGATCGTCTGGCCTTGCTGGCTTCCACGGCCCGAAGTTGCTTCACCGCACCAGACTTGCTCTTAGGGTTCTTGGACAATGGCCGGCCCGTCGATGTCGTTGCCTTGTAACCGCCTCGAACCTTTTTGATACTCATGGCTTACAACTCCTGGCAATAAAAACGGTAATAATCTGGCCTTGATTCCCCTGATCTACGAAGTTTTGTTTTCATCCAACTTGTGATCACCGCACCAGTCTTGCTCGAACACGGCAGGAAATCCATCGTGCGTCGGTGCATGGCGGCGGCAGCGACCCAAGACTGGCATCGGTATCTCGATTGCTGTGTCGGGCTGCTTTTGTTCCTTGGCTACGAACCACATGCACGATGAACACCGCATCTGTTTGGCTCGATGTTTCCAGGGATCTTTTGACATCAGTTCACTCCTTTGGTTGGATGGATCACGAATGAAGCTCAAAATGATTAAGCGACGCGGTTCATTGGATTCATGCCCACCGCACCGGCCTGCTGGGGCCTCGGGCCTGCCACCTGGCCGTTGACGGTGAACTGGTTGCTTGGGCTGCCTGGGCCGGCCTCACGCCCAACCTGGCCCGGCTGCTGCTGCGATCGTTGTCCTGGGAAGCCCAGACGCGACGGAGCACCACGTTGCGGCGGCGGCTGCTTCCCGAGGACCAAGGACGGGGGCGACATCGGGGGCTGACTGAACGCACCAAACAATTCAGGGATGGACCATTCGTCAGATTTGCCGGGCACCTTCAGAGCGATTTCGATGTCGCGCAGGACGTTCATCCAGCGGGCGTATGGGATTTGTGGGGCCAGCATCATGACCTCTTTCCATATTTGATAAAAGGTCAGAATGTTGTCCTTGGCTGTCATCTCCATCTGCATCGTGTTGACGCGGATCGACATACCAAAATCGTCCCACGTCGCACCGCCATCGGTCGGGGTTGGGCCACCGAAGAACAAACCTTCCAACAACTCGCCCGAGTATGGATCTCGGCGATTGACTGGGATGACAAAGCCTTCGGTGTGGAAGCAATACCACCCGATTTTCCACAGGCTTGAGCTTGTCGACCTCAAGATCCGTTTTTTCAAGAACGTCACGCGAGCACCCAGGGCATCGTCGGCGATTTTGGCTTCTGTAGCTGTATCCGCCTGGCCGACGCTACCCTGAATCGTGGCAGTCAATCCACTGATCCGATCCAATCGGTTTCGGATGTACTCGACAAACTGGAAGGTCTTTTCGGTTGCCGCACCCAATTCAACTTGAAGGAAATTGCCTGTGATGCCTTTGACCGGCACGATCTCCCCATCCTCCGCGTCAGCAAGCTTGTTGCCCAGGTGCGGGTTGTTGGCTTCAACCAGACCGATCACCTTCCGCCTGGCGGCCGCTCGCCCCATCGCTCGGGCGTGGATGTTCAAGTCGCGGGCCTGATCCTCCACGGCGACCAAGGGCGGCAGGGGCCAAGCCTGGCCCGGTACGGGATAAGCGTCATAAAGTTCGTAGGGGCCGCATTTCGGACCGTAATAGGGCCGCTCCTTGTAAAGTTCAGCCACTTCAGACGATTCGACCAGCACACGGATCGTGTTACGGTTTCGGATCCAAACGCTGTAGCACTTGACCCGTTGCCGGCCCAATTCCGAGCCAGATTTGCGGTTGTAGGGCGATTTGCGTGTTTGGCTACTGATTGAAGCATCCTCGCCGGGAGTGAGCATCTCCAAGGTTTCGGGTTTCACGTCGGGATCGTTTTGCAGGTCATCCAGGTCCACCCAATACCAATGGCCTCGAAACTCATCGTTGACCGTGTCTTCGGCCAGCGAATCCATGAAGAAGTTGCGATAATTGATCCGGGCCACGACTGGTTTGACGTTCCCTCGGCTGAATCGCTGTTCTTCATCCAGGTAGTGAAGCGTCACACCACGACAAGCCATGTAATCGACGTATACCGGCTCATGAACCGTTGCCCAATCCAAATCCTCGACGACGCTGGTAATGCCGTCTTCCATGGCCTGGGCCACGATCTTGTGGCCAATGACGCGCTTGGCTTCGACCTGCACGCCGGGATTGCCGGCAGAGAAGGTGGGCAGCATGTTGGACATGAAGGCATAGCCGAAGTTCTCGGGCTCGGGCTCCATCTCCCCCAGGTCTTTGCGATACCATCGGCCGGTGATCCGACGCATGATGTCGTTGGCACCTTCGCTGTGCTCCTCTGTTTCCTCGATGGCAGCTTTGACCTCTTTCCAGAGGTCGCCGGTTGTTGGATTAAAGGCCATCTTGGTTCTCCGTTATCGTAGCTTTCGACAAAATTACGCCACTGGGGCACATGATTGACATCATGCAGCTAACTGGTTCCTGATAAACGGGCTTTGGCGATAGCGATAGCCTCGTCCACTTGGGCATCGGTCAAGCCGGCTTCGGCCATGATCGCCATGTGCTGTTTTTCTGTTAATTTTCCATCCTCTCTTGCCAGCTTGAATTGAGTCACGGCGAGGGCATAGAGGGCTTTGGCGGTCTGTAACGCTGCCAGGATCTCGGCTGGTGTCATTGGACAACTCCTTTTCCGCCAAATCAATGAGCACGTTTTCGATGATCTGCATGAGCTGATCGAACGTCGGCCCACCGTCCGGCAATAATTCCTCGGCGGCTTCCAAAATGCGACGTGCGTTTTGGAGCTTCTCACCGTATTGGACGATTTCTTCATCGGATAGATTGACCTGGTTGGCCAAGAAGACCCTGTTGGCCGTGTTCAAAGCGTCACGCATTTGAAACCAACGGTCCTTGGGCGTGCCTGCACAGCCACCACTCATCGCCAGAATGGCCACGACGGCCCCAATAATCACAGCATCGCACACGGCCAAAGCAATCGTTTTCCATCTGATACGCTTTTCGATCGTGGTCATTTTATCGTCGCCTTTCTTCCGCACGACGGCGGATCTGGTGAGTTTCTCGGGCCGTATTGATGATTTCATCGTAAAGATTCGTAACTCGTTGATCCAAGAGATCCGCGTCAAACTGATCTCGGTTTCGGTACAGGTTCCGCATCTCACTGAACCGCTCACTCATGCGACGATGCGCACTGGTGTACTCGGGCCACAGGGCCAGGGCCGAGTCGTACTGACGGGCATAGAGGTCGTACCGCTTTGGGCTATCCTCTCGGGCCTTGAGGCCACTATTGATCCGCTTGAGCCGGTCAAAGTCGTCATAGAACCGCGTCACCGCTTCGTGTCCGCTTCGGGTGTGGGATGCCAGGAACCGGCGAACAATCAACCAATCATCAAATTCAAGAGGTTCGCCAGTCTTTGCGTCAGGGTCAACAGCACGGATGAACGGATCAATCCCGACCTGCACCGCGTCACGGCCCAGGCCGCCGGTCCAACCCTGAATTAGATAATCGATCTTGGCCGGCGGGTAATCTATCCATCGACCCATGATCCTGGCGAACTCACTCGACCGCGTCGCTCCCTGCTCACCGAGGGGCAAATCCTTGTCTGCACTCGATACGATCTCATGGTCACGATAGAAGCTATAGCCTTGATCGCCGGCCATGACTTCGATCAACGGTTGAAGGCCCGCGATATTAAATGTCGGCCGCAGCTCCGAAAGCAGCGAATGGATAATACCCTCAAACGCTCGCCGGTCGCCTCCTGGCTCGCCTGTTTCGGGATCGATACCGAACAACAAGGCAAAACTACGCTCCGCAGCAATGCTGAACGCTCCCAAACCGTAAGGCTTCGGCAGCTTCAGGTATGTCGGCCGGCCGCGATCATCTGAGCCGGTCGGGAAATACCAGTACCGATCCCGCATCCCCCTGGGTTTCGACCAATAATCATCGTTGTCCCAATTCATGAGCATCGAAATCAACGATGGCACGATCGAGTATGTAAAGATCCGGCCGGCGGCTTTCATCGGACTCTTTTTGATGAATCGGCCCAGCTTGTCCACCCCGAGCATGGCTGCATTGAAAAAGACGATGACCTCATTGGCCTGCTTCGACCACGTCCCACCACGTTGGAAATCCAAGGTGATGTCGGCCGCAGCCTGGCCGGCTTCGGCGATCGCCTCAAACTCGGGTGCTCCGCGTCGCTTGGATTGCTCATAGGTCACTGCAAACTCACCAAGACGATTCGACAACTCAAAGGCCCGATTGAGTCGATCAATACCTCCCAGCTTCGCAATGTCACGGATCGCAGATTTGACGTTGTCGCCCTTGATCAATCCTTTGAGCCGTGGCTTCTCAAACATCTTCTCGAAGTCGAGTTTCGCGGTCCGTGGGTTGTAATACTCGCCAAACAGGCCCGCCATGTCCGCTCCGCTGGCCAAAAACAGGTCATGGATATCACCACCGACAAAAGCCTGCTTCATGCCCTTGAGACGGAGCCTGGTTTGCTCGGGCAGCTTCCGCATGTCGGATTCAGTCATGGTCAATGATTGATTCAGGTCACGGAGGAAGTTGGGCACAAAGAACGACGGGTTAAATTGCGTTGCCCCAGCTCGAAGGATTCGCCCAGGTATACCGATCACCTTGACGAACAGATTGGTGCCGGCTGGGTTGTTGAGCCCTTCAAGCAGATCAAAGAGTCGGGCGTCCTTGATCTCATAGAAGACGGGCTTACCCTTACGAAGCACTGAAACCTCTCGATTGTCTCGATCGGTGCGATTGTCTGGCCGCCAAAAGGTTTTACCCTGCAACGACGCCAAGGCCCGCACAAGGTTCATTTGCTCATCTTCGCTGAGATTCTCCAAATAGGGCGGTAAAACGATCTCACCGTCCTTGGTCACCCCGATGCCGATCTGTGTCATGAATTCGGTGCCCAATTCCTGGGCCGTCACACGCATCGACTTCATGGGCCGATCACGCTTATCGATCCATCGGCCGACGCCGGGCGTACCCTTTTCGACGTGGTTGATGATGCCAAGAGCCACTTGATTGAGCCTGGCATTGCCGACGATCCCCTGCATGGAAGCCATGAACGATTCAAGCGGTGGGAATAGCTGTTCGCCGAATCCTTCACGGAACCGACTGATTCCGCTTGCGCGGCCTGTAAAACCGCCTCGGCTGGTCGGTGCGTACTTCCGCTGTAGGGCGTCTTCGGTCTTTTTGTGCCTGAAGGTGATGTATTCCAGGTTTTTGACCATGATCAACAGGGCTTGCTTGGTGTCAATCAGATTATGGCCGACCGCATACTCGCCAATTAGCCATCGGTTGAACTCTTGAAATTCTTCGGCTGCCTGCTCAAACTCGGGATGGGTGCCTTCAACCCGCTGAATGAACTCCCTGAGCTGCGAGCTGCTGGTCTGGTCTTTGAGTCGCTGGTCTTGCGGCAAGACGTGGAGGCCCTGGCCCCGCTTCTCCAGGGTACGACGTGCCACCATGTAATCCTGCCAAATACGCAGATTGTTTTTGATTGGCTCAAGGATCTCCAACAGGCCCTTGCCGGTCTTGCGTTTGGCCGGATCCGCGACGTCGAACCGGCCCCGCTCCATCATCAGCTTGATGTCACCGCTGATATGGCCATTGACGCGCAAGGCCATGGTGTGCGGATCCAAATGGGCCGGCAGATCGCCCAAGCCCAGGTCTTGCTTGAAAGTGACCAACCGCTGATATCGATCAAACAACCTCGACCGCACATCATCCCACAGGTTTCGAGCACTAAACGACGCCAACCGGCCGGGCTCATCGTGTGCGATGAACTGGTCGATAGGGTTGTTGGTGGCAATGGTCACCGAATTCAGTAATCGCACGCGAGCATCGAGCAGGGCCAACCAGACCTCGGGATGATGCGTCGTCAAGGTCTGAACAACCTGTTGATAAACTGTCGGTGCTCGCTTCTTCAGGTGCCTTGGATTGGTCACCAAGAACCGAACCACTTCGGCCCAACCTTCGGTTGCATAGCCACCTACATTGGGTTTTCGGTCACCGTACAGGTCTTTGCCGAGGGTCTGCAATTCCTTGGACCATGCCTTGGGGAAATCGTAAGCACTGATCGTTTTGGACATTCGCCGGGCAGTTAAATCGTTCTTGGATGGCCGCGTCGCACGGGCAAACATGACTTTGTGAAGGTGATGGCCCAGCTCATGGACAAAGGTGCTGACATACGAACCACGCTTGAGCCTGATCGCCTCTGACTCGATCCGATAGAAGCCGGCAGCCCACCGGCTCAAGATGCGTTGCCGGGCAAGGCCAGGGGGTCCAAGTCCAAATCGGCGGGCAAGGTCCGAAATGATCTTGTAGATGTTGTCCAGCTCCAAACTCTCACCGCCATCACGACGGGCTCGGGCTCTTGCGATTGCCGACTTGACCTTCTTGGGCCGGTCGGCCAGGCTCCTTCGAAACGCTCCCTCCTTGGCCCCAAGGGGATTCAAATCGTTGGTATAGCTGCTGGTGTCAACGGGTGGGGCCTCGGCCGCTGCCGGCTTTCGCTTCGGCGGCTTCCCCTTCTGTCTACCGCTGGCCGGCTCGAAACTCAGATCGCCGGGGATGACCGCCATTGGAGCACCTGCGACGCCTGGGGCCTCATCGGCGACCGACTCGGGTTTGGCTGGTGTCGTGTACTTCATGGGCATGATGACAGATGTGACGTAGCGCGTCGGGGTCATGGCCCGGAAGATGAATGGTTGCTTGCCGCTGACGTTGTTGGCGAAGACCTCCACCGTCTTGGCGCCCATGGCGTTGATGAACTCGATAGTTCCGAGCATCCGTGTGGGATCGATGCCAAACTCAAGCTCCGTCGCACCCTCTTTGACGTTGATCTCGGCATGGCCCAGCTTGCCACCCTTGGCGAATCCAAGCGTACCGTCTGGGTTGACCATGACCATGGCAGATAGATCGTCCATCTCCTCGGCCAAAATGTTGATCCGCCGCAGATGGTTGGCCACTTCATCGACGTCGAGGGTGGCCGTCTTGGCTCCCGCGTTCTTGTCGTAGCCAGCGAGCATCTCATCGATTTTTGGCAAAATCTCTTTGACGAACCGACTTTCCGTGGCGGCTGGCTTCAGTCCGTCCTTGCCGATCCCATGAGCCCCATCCTTGCCCCAATTCTCCGACTCGTTGGTGATGCGCACGGCCGTCCTGGCGTCGGTGGTCACCAGACGCTTGCCACCTTCATCGATGAACACATGCCGACGCTCGAACGGTGCGTCTTTGGTGATCAGGGACACTGCCTTGAGCCTGGCCGGCTTGTTCGACGCGGGCTTCGGCAGCTTCTTGGGGCCTGGGACCTTCTTCTTGGTGGGCCCTGGTGGTGGTCGTCGCTTGGGATCACGCTCAAACTCTTTGCGGATCTTCTCTTGCTGTGCCTTGATCTTGGCATCGTCGGTCGGGTAGAACCACAGTTGAGCACCGGGCACGCCGGTGTCTTGCTCTAATAAATCCGCGTTTGGCTCGACTTCCGGCGTGCCTTCTTCGGGCTCACCTTCGGGTTCGACTTTGGCTTCGACTTCGGCTTCGGCCTCGGGTTGGGTATCGTCTTTGGCACGGGTTGGACCTTTCTTTTTGAATTGAATGATCGTTGTCGATCCAAATATCTCACGCAGACGTTTCACGGACCCGCCATCGGGAGCAACGTCGGTAGATTGGCGGACGTTAACGATCACGCCGTCATGTCCCATTGCCTCGATGCGGTTCCTTGCTGCCCTCAAGATCGGCAAACGTGGCTTATTTTCAAGTGGTATTGATTCAACACCGGCAATTTCGGCCAACTGTTTGTCGGATTCGATCACGAACGGGTTTTCGAGCGTGATGGTTTTCTTCTGGATGTCAGGTCCAAAGACCCTGGCAAAAGATTCTGAAATAGCCCAATAGGTGCCATCACCCAATGCGTTCTCCGATACACCTTCAGCCAAAACCGATTGGCTTGCATCCCTCCCCACGCCCCTGACGGCGTCAACCTCGGTTGGCTGGCCGGTTGAAACAGGACTCAAAATATCAGTTTGTTGTTCCAGGCCGGACAACTCAGCCCTCATTTTTTCGATTTGTTCTTCCGGTAGATTGTTCTTCCTGGCGGTCTTTACCAGTTCCTCGATATCGGTCGGCCTGGCCACCACAGCCGAAGCCTTCACTGGCTTCGTTGATTTGGAAACGATTTTCTTCGCCTCCTCACGGCCGGGCAGGCCCTCGGCCTTCTTCAATGCACCCTTGCGGGCCTCAAGGTTCTTGTCGGCTGCCTGTCGCAATTGCTTGATGTCGGTGTCTACGCCGGGCTCACGGATCGTGAATCCGAAGCCCAACAAGGTCTTGAGCCCACCGGGAAGCTTGACGCCCTGCTCCTCCATGGCTGCGACGTAGGCCCGTTGCATACGCTGGCCCACCATCTCGGCCTGTTCGGCTGTGACGTCGTACAAGGCGAACTCGAACTCATCGCCACCAAGACGAGCCACGACCCCGAAGACGTCGCCAGGTCGGCCGTCTACACCTGACCGGACGCTGTCTTCCATGGATTTGGCGGCTGCAACCAAGGCACGATCGCCGGCTTCATGGCCCAACAAGTCGTTAACTTGCTTGAACAAGATCAGATCGATGCCACCCACAGCCAGGGCCTTGCCCTCGGTGTCGGCTCGCTCGATCAGATCGGCCATCTGTTCGTTGGCTGCACGGAGGTTGGCAATCCCGGTCAGTTCGTCGATGCGGGCGAGGTCATACTCTCGCTCGACCGCTTCTTCGGCCCTTTCAGCTCGGCTTTTTTCCACTCGCTCAGCTTCCCGGCCTTCTTCTGGTGCTTGTTCCCGAGGTTTGTCCTTTTCTTCCGTCGGAGGTTCTGCACGCTCTGCTTTCCCTCCCGCTTCGATATCGACTTCTGTAATTCGGGCTTCCAATTCATCGATCAGGTTCCTTGTCCTGGTCAACGTGTCCTTGGCCCTGGGGCTGCTCACGCCATACGGATCCTGGGCCGCACGCTGAAGCTCTGTCAATCGTTTTTGGACGCTACGCATCGACTCGATGTCGCCGGCCTCGATCGCGGTGCGGGCGATGCTTTCTAAGTTGCGCACCCGTGGATCTTGGGCCTGGCCCGCTTCCATTCGCTTACGCGACTCGATTAAAGCGGTACGCGGGTCTTGACCTGGTTTGACGCTGAAGGTCGTGCCGGTGGTTGGGTCCGTGTACTGCTGGCTGATCACGTTGCCGGCGGCATCGAGCTGCGGGCCGTTGTAGACAACGCCTAATCGTTCCGCCGTCGCTTGCGGGCCAGCCTGGTCGATCTTGGGCTCATCATCAGGCCGTCGCCCGGCTTCTGGACGCTCTCCTCTGCCAGCTCCTTCGACGGGTATTTCTTCTTCGACAGGGGGGGCAGGAGGTCCGACAGCACCTTCGGGCGGGGCTTGCCCAATAGTGCCTGCTTCAATTTGCTGCGCCAAGCTCTCAGGAACATAGCCGCGAATTGTACTGGCTCCCCGTTGCTGTGCTGCAAGGGTGCGGTGTGTGCCGTCGATGGTGTCCAGGGGTCGAGATCCGAGCCCGCCAATCACAATCACCGGCGGCAGGTCGGCAAGCTCGGCTTCGCTCTTGGCTGCGATCTCTTGGACCTTCGACTCGATGACCTCGCCCTTGGTGCCTTTGCTGGCCTCGATCAGATCGACCGGGATGTCGATCAGGCGGAACCGTTCGCCGGCGGTTGACGCCAACGCCTCGATGGCCCCAGCGTTCTTGGCATCCATGTACGTCTTGCCGTACCAATCAGCTACCCGGCGAGCGGTGGGAAGGATCCTGGGGTCTTTCCGGGCCGGCGGTTTGATTCCCGTGCCCTTGGGCGGTTCAGGCGGTTGGGCCGGCTCCTCCTCCTTCTTGACGACCTTTGGGGCCTCGGGTGCAGATTCCCTACCTTGCCTGGCTTGCGCAGCTATACGCCCAGCTTGTTGGGCGCGATCGATCCTGGCGATGATCTCGGCTTCGGCCTCCTGCTGGATGTCGGCCCGGATACCCTTCCCCCCTTGAGCTGCCCCCACACCTGCACCGACCAGACCGCCAGCAAGCGCGGCAGTGATCACTCTCTTGGTGTTCTCCCAAGACACGACCGGGCCAGTTGCTCCGCCGGCTTCAAACTCGGCCAACACGCCGACCATTTCCTGGGCCGCTTCCTGCGAACCTTCGATGACCGTGCCCCGTAATGCCCCCTTCAGGCGGTTGATGGTTTGTGGATTGGCCAGCACAAACGCATCGATTGGGGCCTTTTCCAGTAGGGCATTGACGACGCCGACGCTGATCCCCGCGTACAACGCCCGTTGATTGGCCTCCTGGTGGCTGTATCCCTTGGACACAAGCTGATCGTAGACGGTCCGATACGCTCCGCCGCCTTCTTTAGCGCCCATGAAGCCCATGCCGCCGAGCTGGGTTGAGAGTCGAGCCAGACGGCCATTGAGCCCGGCCAGCTTCGCACCACCACCGCCGACGCTGGAAGCCACCAACGTTTGAGCCAGGTCGCCGGCTACGCCACCCATAGTTTCGGCAAATCGATTGACCTTGCCCATCATGCCCGGATCGCGGCTCGTGCCTAATAGTCGGTTCTCGCCGGCCTGACGCGACCAATAATCTTGGATCGCTGCTTGCTGCTCACGCATGCCGAGGTCGTCGCCGATGGTTCGTTCAAGGAATTCGGAGATGCCGCCGGCACCGATCGTGCCCACAAAGGTTGCCAGTGAATCTTGGAAGCTTTTGACCGCACCGGTCCCCGCCGCAATCGCTGGTTGGAGAATGCCCGGAGCCCGATCAACCAGCGGATCCGTGGCTTGTTGGATCTGGGCAAGCTCTTGGTTGAGTTGGTGTCGGTCGATGACCGTCCCGATCTCTCCCGCGTTCGATGGGTTGTAGCCATAGCGGGCCAGTTGACGGTGCATGTAGTTGTAGACGTCAGAGTCCCTCGCATCGGGATGGGCAGATCGGTATTGCTGGGCCAGTAGATTGCCATATTCGTCCCTATCTCTGAGATATCGGGCTTCTGGGCTGTTCTCGCGGTCGAATTGCTCCCCCAGCTCTTCCCGCTTCTTGTCGAATTGCTCAGGCCCGATCGATGCGTACAGGTCTTGCCGCTGCTGGTAGGTCATTCGCGGCTGGATCGCGCCGAGATGGACACCCAGCCGGCCCAGGGGATCAAGATCGGTCTGACGCTGGAACGTGGGGCCAGCCATGGCCGTTTGTTCGACTTGTTCGAGCCATTGGCCCATCTGGTTATCGATGAACTTCTGGCGATCCTCGCCGGTGACCGTGTGCGGCTGCTGGTCCCTCATCCGTTCAAGCTGATCGGCGGCCCTGACATCAACCTGGCCCTGCCTCATGGTGAACGGTTCGGAGATGTTGTGTTGAGCCCTGGACGGACCTGTGAAGCCGCGACGCTCATACTCAGCAGTCAAAGCCTGGATGGGTGCAGGAGCTTGCAGGCCCCGACGCTTGAACTCCATGCCAAGACGCACGGCCGGCGGTAGCTCGGTCGCGGGCATCGGCTGGATGGGTCGGGTCATCGCCGAGGTCATCCCAGGATTCTACCCCAATTTACGCAAATTGCCCGGGTGTGTGCCCAGACCAATGCTCCACCACAACCCATTTTATCCAGACATGGGCTATCCGATGCTTACCACAGACGATCTCACTTGTTAAATCTTGTCGAGCTTCTTCATCTTTTCGGCCTGCTGCTTCTCGAATCGCTCGGCCTTGAGCTTCATGGTTTCGGTGGGGTTTTCTAATCGCTTGATCATGTTGTACAGCTGTAGGTCATTCATCTTTGCCGGATCGGTCAATTCAGCTTCACCCGATGCGGCGGTATCGCTGCCCACCGCCGGCACACACCCCTTACGCAACGACGCGGCCGTCGCCTCCGCCTGGGCGCCCAATTTGATGAACTGGTCCACCATGCGGCTCTTGACCATCAATTCGCGGGCGTGCAGGACGGGGAGTTCAATCCCATCCTCCCCTCTGATCTTCGTCAAGGTCCGGCCTTCCCTGACGGCCTGCTCGATCGCCACCAGGTCGCCCAGGTACATGCGAAGGGTCCGGGTCAACATCCCAAGGGCTTCATTGCGTTGCAGCTCCCACTTGGCAGCGGCCAACTCGATTTGATCTTGTTTGATGCGATCCAGCCGTCTTCGATCCGCGGCCAACGTGCTACGGACGACGTGATAGCTGTGCCCTGTGGCTTCAGACACCAAGACGATTGATTGGAGCTTCGCGTAAGACGTCCAAATCTCAATCTCGATATCTGCCTGGGTGATCTCATCGCCCCCCCTGGGCTTGCCCCTGGGCTTGCGTGACCGTTTCTTCTTGGCAACCTTCTTGGCAACCTTCTTGGTCTTTTTGACCTTCTTCGCGGGAGCCTTCTTCGTTGATCGCTTGGTAACCATTAGCTACGATATCACCTATGGCAACAATCAAAAAACTTCACAAAGTTACCCCAGGGCCTCAACGGCATGAAGAAACGGTCGTTGGCTATTACGAATACGCGGCCAAGTTTTTCAAGAAACATTTTGGCCTGAAGCCTGTCCGGTACACTTTTTATATGTATATGGCTAATGGTTATCCAGTCGCCAAGCACGGCCCGAGGGTTGCTGTCCCGATCTTCAAAGAGGCCAAACGTCCCATGACCACGAAAGAATCGATGGAACGATTCTTGACGATCGTGCGCAGACTCGAACGCCAGCACAATCGACGGTACGCCTCTTAATCTTTCCTGTCTTCGTGGTATCGGGCGACGGCACTGCTTACCTCCGCTCAGTTGGATTCACCCATCCAGTCAATAACAACTCGAAAAAATCAGCTTCCTGCTGCATAGGCACCTTGACGTAGGCGTCACCATCCAGTTCCATCATGTTGTCGCCGTACATGGGTATGTCGCAGGCCAGGTCTGCTTCACTACAAACCTCCCGCCAAACGTATCCACCATGAACACGGTAATCGTTGTGCAGAAGGCCACCGCGTCGCCTGGGCGTCACCATGCGTTTGCTAAAGGCCGCCGGCCCGGTCCGTATGGCCAGGATCAAACCCCAATTCTCCTCATTGGCGATGAACAGATCGAGATTGATAGGCACTCGGGTGGAAATCAGCTTGAATTGCTTGTACTTGGGGCCGTCTTTAAGGGTGTCCAAATGACCGAATAGCTTCATGTTGTCCAACACCGGATCGAGAAGCGATCGTTTTTGGCCAGAAAACAAGCCATCGATTTGTTGTTTTGGCTGGGCAACGATCTCGATGTCTCGGACCAATGCTTCACCCCGACGGATGGAGCCCGCGACAGCAACACGCCAGCAGTTCGGCTCAAATTTATAAATCAGCCGGTCCGCTATCTTGTCCACATTCGCTATCTTGATTCCCTTGCTCATCCTGATCTCCGGCCCTTTTGAATACCATTGGAGTCTCGGCCACCTTCCGCCACATGGCAATCATATTCGAGCCACAAGCCAGACTGATGTTGGCCGACTTTTTTGTGGCAGACGCCGGCTTGGATGCGATTTTTGTTTGGAACTGGAAGCCGGCATACGTGAATAACTGCTTGAGAAAATCGCGGATCGTATGTTCGTAGATGTTGCGGGTCTGTTGGAACCGTTCGGCGTCGTCTTCGATCTCCTGGGTGAAGTGCAGTTCTGACTGTAGGGCTTCATGTAGGTGATCCAGCACCTTGGCCAGCACACAGCCGGCGATCATGTTGTACCCCTGAAGCATGACCGGACCATAGACCTTGGGGTCGAAGTTGGTGGATTGCTCACGACAATCAAAGTCGTAACCGTTCTCCCCCAGGATTGCGACAGCCCCGACCATGACATCGCACTCGCTGCCGTCCAGCTCGTTGATCAACTTATCCATTTCGCCACGCACCCAGGTCGGGCACATGACCTTGAGCGGTTCATTGTCACTCATCGAGTTGAATCCTTGTAAGGCCCTTTTTGCCGTTGTACCACACGACATTGTCTTGCGTGGGCATGACCTCCGAAACAATTTCGGTTTTGCTCTTGGCCTCTACTTTTTTCTCACCCATATCGACCCCAACGATGTACGGTTCACCCCCACGTGTGTGGGGACATCGATCAACTTGCCCTCTTATGCGTCTCAAGTAATCGATGTGATTTTGCGCAATATCAGACAAACCCCCAAATTGGGGGTGAATGGTTTTGCGTTCAGGCCGATCAGTCTCGCAATACTCTGACCGGCTACCTATAAATTTTTTGAATGAAGAATCGTCTGGTCCTGTGAGTACAACCCCTGATAAATCTTCACGCCTGGGACATCCTTCAAGCCGTCACGAAGCAGATGGCCGACCTGGTCCATGATCGCTTGTTGTGCCGCCGCCAGGCTCTCCGGTTGGGGCCTCAAAAACCATCGTCGCGTTGAGGGATCGGGATCAAGCCAACAGACCAACGGAAGCCGGATATCAAGTTCAGGATTCATGTAATGCCGCACGCTGAACGATTGCAGTTCGTCCGGCAGTTCAACGTTACCCGCCACCTGTTTTTCAATGTTTGCCCCAAGCGATTCGCGGCCACGTTCTCTGCTCTGCGATGCCGCATCGTGATCGACAAACGACAAACTCGATATCTGTTTCAAAAATTTTGGGTCGTTGTGCGTTTTGTGCAACTCGTACCGCATCAATGCGTAAAGCTGCTTCGCCTCGATCAATGGATTTTGTTCCCTGGCTTCAAAGAATTTTTTTTCATCCGTTGGCTCAAGAACGATAGATGCCTGTTCACGGCCGTTTTGAGTATCAAAAATCAGGCTCACGCTGTTGCTGTTGTAAGCAATCGCCATTCGCTGGGCCTCCGCGACATGCGTATCGAAGTGATTTTTGACAAGGTCAATCAAATCGCTGAAACGATTGATGCTCAGGGTGCGATAGCCTGGCTCGGTTTCAAGCCTACTGACATTGCCACTGGCGTCGTGCAACCAAATGACGTGCGGTGGATCACCTGGCCGACGAACCCAATTGGATTTACGGGCCGCGTCGGTTATGTCTCGAATCCATCGCATTGCTTCTTCAATCATTGTTCCAATCCTTTTTGTGGTGAAGCTGTTTTCTTTCATGCTGCGATCACGCATCCGCAGCGTTGTTTCAAACCATATTTGCCAATTAGATGGGCTCACATCGTCCCGGTTTCTGGCACATCGTCCTGGTCTACCACTTCGCCGGTTTCACGATCCACTCTGTCATAATTGAACGTGTTTTGGCGTGGATCGAGCGGAGATCCCACGTCGAAGACCTGCTGCCCGTCGCCGGTCGCCAACATTGGATAAGGGGCAGACCGCTGCACCGGCAACACTTTCTTGACGATAAATTCAGTATCGACGACATCGAGCACCGCCGTATCCTTGTTGAGCACGGGCCGCAGCTCCGCGATCAAATGAATCTTGCGAGCACTTTTATCAGCCGGCCGATCAACAATGTCGAGGGTTGCCAATCTCAAGGCTTGATTGAAGGCGATACAAACACGGCCGTTATCCAATTCGGAAATGGATTGGAGGGTCAACGTCCGTTTGCTGGGAGGTAACAACGGGGGTTTGGGCGGTGTATCCATAGCGATGCTCCTTTGATCGGATTATCTGCCATGGTTGCCATCACTGTCAATTAACTTAACTATCGAGCTGTTTTTTCCACTTGGCGACTTTGTATTCGTGGAGCCAGGCTTGCCCAAATTGCCAAAGGAATAGATAGATACCAAAGACGGGAATGATCAAAAGCCGCTGCCACCAATTGAACGCACCGAAACACTCTTGGATAAGTGCTTCAAACACATCACGACCCTGCCTCGACCGGCTCGCCCGGCGTGTCTTGGAAGATATCGACGGGCTTCATGAACGGCCGCAGCTTTTCCAAAGCCAAATCAAATTGTTGGCAATTCTCCGAACCCATGACCACGGCAACCAGATAAATGGGCGTACCGTCTTCTCGCCTGGCCGTGGCCCAACCCAATGGCTCGATTGGTTCCCGTGCGACCATGGCACCGGCGACGTCGCGGGCAACTTTGGCGGGGTTTGGTGTTGGCATTACGGTCCACTTAAAAATCGGTTCAACATGGCCGGATTCTCCCCGAGCTGCTGTAATTCCGCATCACTGAGGGATCCGAATCGTTCATCCATGCCGAGGCCCTGACCCTGGTTCAATCCTTGGGGCTGCCGGCCGCCTTGGCCTGGCACACTTCGACCGTTGGGCATGGCACCCATCTGACTCGCTCCACCGGAAACCTGCTCCCTGGCCTGAATGATCGCTTGGACATAAGGAGCCCACCGCTGGCCGATTCCACCCGATTGCAGATAGTTGTTGAGCTGCGACGTCGGCAGAGCCGATAGGCCTTGTGCGGTTTCCAAGGCTCGCTGTTGGGTTCTGGCTGCTGATTCAGGACTGACGGCCCTGGCGGTGTCGTAGGGGATCAGATTGCCGAATTGCTGGGCCTCTTGGGCCGCATACGCCTTATCGGGCACACCACCGGCCCCAAGAGCTGGGGCGGTTCCACTGACTTGAGCCCGACGCTCGATCTCCGTCAACCGCTGTTGATGCAATCGGACATCGCGTTCTTGCTGGCTGGCGGCTCCAAGAAGTTCTTGTTGGAGGTCTGCTTGTGCTCGGATACCCGCCTCGGCCATGCCGGCCTCCATCTGAGCCCGAGCAAGGGCATCACGCTGGGCCAACTGGTCATATTGGAGCTGCTGTTGGGCACCAAATTGGGCCTGTTGGGTCTGGATCTGCTGGCCGGCGATGCGTTCCCTGGACTGGATGCCCTGAAGCTGCGCCGCGGTAGCTTCTCGACCCTGCTCGATCTGGGCTCCAAGCGCTCGATTCGCCATCTGGCCTTGAGCCAGTGCCCCGGTCTTGGCACCTTCAAAGGCCAATGTGCCCAGAGCTTCGACGTCCTCGTATGAAATCACGACCGGCATAATCGACCTTCCTAATCTGCGAATCCCCAACCCCACGGCACACCACCACCGGCCATAAATTCGGCGTTGGTCATACCGGCAGGGATCTGGACCGTTCGCGTCGATCCAATAGGTGCCTGGGCATGGACGCTTCGTACCCTGATCGTTGCTGTACGGCCTCCGCCGCCGGTTGGGCTCACTTCACCACCCTTGGCCTCGAAGCCCGCTCCGCCACCCGTGGGCGTAATAGCGCCCGTTCCTTGCGGTTGGGTGACATCCATGGGGGCTTGGCCGTCGCCGGTCGGTTGGGCCTGACCCTGACGGAATCCGAAAACACCCGCTCCGCCAGCCCCGCCGGCCCCTGGTTGATCCGTAGGGGGAACACCACCGCCACCAGCTCCGACATTGCCGCCGGCCGCTGCAAAGGATCGACCGTTTCCAATCGGCATACGCTGGCCACTCGCCCCGAGGACATAGGCAGTCCCCGACGGCCCGCCTGAACCACCCCGAAGCCCAAACCGTGGATCTTCCGCCTGTCCTGATTCGGTCGTTCGACTCGGACCGAACCGACTTGGCTGGCCAAAGGCATCGAGCCCGGCCCTGGCGTTGGCCGATAGACCCGTGAAGATCGTCTGGCCGGCCGCCTCCTGGGCACCAGCACCGGCACCAGCCTGGGACAACAAGCCATAAAGCGATCCAAGGTCTGGCCCCTGATCGGTTCGCCGTTCCATGATGCCGGTTCGACCGGCTCCCATCCGTTCTTCGGCACCAGCTCGGGCCTGAAGCACGCCAGCCTTTTGCCGGCCCACCTGCTCGGTCAATTCACGCTGGCCCCTGGCGACATCCTCACCGACACCACGCCGCACGGATTCGCGGATCGTGGTATTGCCAAGCCCTCGGCTGATCAAGTCTTGTTCGGCCTGGGCAAAATCGCGGGTGCCGCGAATCTCGATTCGTTCGGCCTGCGATTCGCCCAGATTCTCCAACAGATCAAACGCCTGGCCGTAGGTCGCTCCAACACGCTCTTGGTTGGCCGCGTCCCGCGTCAAGATGTCCTGATAACGCTGCTCATTGGCCGCATTGGCTTGATCGTGGAGCTGGCGATAGGTGTCAAGAATCGCTTGGTAATCAAATTGCTGAGCCATGGATCGATCCTCGTTTACAGTTTACCTAATTTACCCAATTACCCACACTATGCCGCGTCGCTTATGGCCAGGTCGTAATCGATTTGAATGTCTGTAGTGCCGGCTCCCGCTGTACCGGCCCACCAGATATCCGTTTTGGGTGGCAGGTTTTCAAAAGCCCTGAGGATTTCATTTGTGTCGCCGGCGATACCGGGAACCTGATGCAAAATCCGTTTGGCACCCGTGAACGGAGTCGTGACGTCATCAGCGTTTTCATAGCGATAGGCGAGAACCTCGGCCCGCTGAGCTGAATCAACATTGACCGACAAGCGAATCAACTTGGCGTTTTTCCCGGCCGGCACGGTGTAGTGGCTCTTTTGGGTTTCGCCCTTGCCCGCCTCGATATTGGCTTGAATCGCTCCCCCGCCTGTGGCCCTGATCGTGATGTTGCCGACGTTGGAGCCGTGGTAAGTGCCGCAAGTGGCTATATAGGCGTAATTGATTCGTAGCATCGACTCGGCGGTCGTCACGTTCGTCATGCCGTTCAATGTGTACGTTTGAGTCTGCTCAACAAAACTCGAATCGAGATATTCGATAACCAGCGTTTGGGCACCAGTGTTGGGCGTCACGCCGTTGTCCGTGGCATCCGATGAAACGATGTCCATCTGTACTGCCGATTGGAGCCAGGTCAATACGCCGCCGTTAAACCAAAGGTCTTCTTCGGTGGTTCCGACGACCGAGTTTCGGCCCCGAATTGTTTTTGGATTCAATCCGGCTATTTGATTTTCAGCCGCCGCAAAAGCAATCTCGTTGGCCACGACGATCTCTTGGCCAACGGTCGATTGCGGAGGCGGGAATAGTGTCGGATGAACAGCCATTTACGGGCTCACATCGGCGTAGGATGCCGAAAAGGTTAATTGGTTCGTGGCCACCGCCGCATCAAGCACCAACTCGATCAACTTGTTCGTGGCGTCGAGCACATAGCCGCCAAGCGTCAAGGTTTCCCCGACGACCATCGTTTTGCGAACCATGCGACGGTTGGTTCCGCCGGTGTCATATTCGATGTTCACGATCGCCGACGCGGTGTCACCGTTGTAAATCTGGATTTGGCTGATCTGACGTTGAACGCCCGACGCCGGCGCAGCTACCACGGTCACTACGGTCGTATCGTTCGAGCTTCCTTCGTTCGATCCGGGTGTGAAGGCCATTACATTGCTCCGTAAAAGAAGGCCATCGATGCGGCCTTATCCGCGTTGGCCTGAATCGCATTGACTGTTTGGGGTGCGGAACCCGTCTTATTGAAAAATTCTCGACTCTTGGCCTCGCTGTTCAGCGTGTTGGCGAACGCCATGGCCCTGTGAGATTGCCCAATAGCGATCCCAATCACTTCCGATCGAAACAAAGCGCTGATCGCCAGCTCGCCGGCATCATTGACCAACCCGCCACCCTCTTGCAGATTGACCGACAAAAAACCTTCAGGCGTCAACTCAATCACTTCGCCGACGCTGATGAAGTCGAGAAAGAGATTTTGGTCCGATTGCAGACGTCGCAATCGCGTCGCTTCCGCCGGTACTCTGTCCATGGGCCTTGGCATTACAATCCCTGCCTTTGCCGACCGACGCCGGCGACCATGACGGTCCCATTCTCAAAAGCCCAAGTCTCGCCGGCCGTGTTGTTGCGGATCCTGAATTGCAGGGCATTGGCTCGAAGCCGCTTTCGGATCGGCAGGTTGCGACCGGCCACCAACGTCTTGGTGAACAGGCTCGTCGTTGATACCGCTGCCTCCCTGGGTGTCGTGCCCCGATAGATGTCCAATGCACACGACGCACCGCCGCCGCTGTCGAGATTCATCTGCAGATCATCCATCTGGAATTGAGCCTGGGGCATCGATGGATGGAGAATCGGGAAACGCACAAAACTGTCGATTGCAGTCCCGTCATCGTTGCTGACACTTGCGTCAAAACTCCTCAAAAAACTGTCATAGCCGCCCAAGATCAATGCTCGATCGTCTTCCTTGTCCGCATCGAACAGATGGGTGTAGGTCGGGCCGACGCTGGTTGGATACTGATCACGCCACCAACTGTCTGTCCGCTGATCCCACCAGTAATGATCGCCCGACGACGTGGGCTCATTCTGTGGCACGATGAAGATGTGCACGCCCTGCCATTCGCGGTCGTATTCCAAAAAGATGGCGTTGTTCTGGAAGTCGATCGACGAGAAAACACGATCCATCTTCTTCGAGCTGATCAACTCGGGTGCCCCACTGCCTGGCGACATCCGATAAAGACCGTTCTGGCCCAAGAAATAAAGAGTCGAGCCCGTGTCCCAGGTCCAGGCTTCGGGTCCGACGACACCTATTTGTCGGCTGATGCTGTCGATTTCGCCGCCGGCTGCGGGATCGCCTCGCATCACCCAGAGGGTATGGTCACCCCCCATGAACATCAGATCGTCTTGATGTGGGATCAATGCGGTGACGATGTCGCCCAGGACGCCCACATCAGACGCATTGCCGGCCACGGCCTGCGTTGCACTGGTTACCGCCGGCGAATAATCCCAATCGAATGGATCACCCGAGGCACTCAAGAACCAGTTTTCAGGCTCCTCCGATAAGCCGGACATGGCGATTCGGCCACGGTATAACGCGATGATCCGGCAACCGATTGTCGTGTCGATTGTGCCTGCCGGCAACGATCCGGCCGTTACAGCAGTCGCCCAATCAAGAACCGCGTCAGTCCCCAGATCGAGGTATTGGTAGTTGGCCGACAAGCCATCCGCCAAGAACACGTCTTGAAACGCCGCCTGCGACCGAAGAATACCCGAGCCCTTCATGGCACCCGTGCCACCTGTCGGCGAGGTCAAGCCGGAAGCCTTGGTCCCCTGAAAGACATTCCCGCCGGCAACAACGATCAGCTTGGTGCTGCGCAACGAGCTGGGCGTTACCCCAATTTGGAGACTCAGATCCAATACGTTCCCGCGTGATCCACCACCTTCAAAAGTTCCCCATGCAATACCGACATTGCTCGAATACTGTGTGGCTGTCACGGTCCATAGCGTCGAACCGTTGGCCTTCATCGTGAACAGGTTGCCACTTACTTCGAGTGAATAGTCTTGAGCGGCACCAACTCCACCCGGCGGGCTGGCAAACGTAGTGGACCCCGTATCGACTGTTAACACAGTCGTCGCCGGATCATGTCGAACAGGTCGTACAAGAATGTCTGATCCTGAAATTGACAACAAGATTGAAAAGAAGGTGCTATTGATATCTGGGCTTGAAGGAACCCGGAAATAGATCACAGTCAAACTTGGAGAACCTATCAGTTCTGCTTTGGCGTTAATGATGTATTTGGTGCCAATGGTGATCGAAGGACCAGCATATAAAGCGGCACCAGAATTATTTGCACCTACACTGTTTCTTTGCATCGACCGCGAACTACCACCACCGGCCGCATTAACTTGCGTGCTTTCAGTCGTGCTTTCAGATCGAGCGAAAAAATTGTTATTCCCGTAGTAGGTTTCCCACACGCCCGGATCAACGACATCCAGCTCACCCAGGGAGACACTGGTATCGTTGAAATTGCGCGTGAACGGTGTTGAGTCGGCAATGATCGCCGTCGGGTCAAATGCTTCGACCACCGAATTGATGTTCTGGATGGGATCTGAGCTGCTGACCGCGTCGGCGATGTACTTGCTGATGCCTGTACGCTGGCCGCCACGCTGGCGACGTTCCAACGAATCAAATGGCCGCATGTTCAGGACATGGTCACATCGAGCGATAACGACGCCCGCTTGGCCGGCGTAGGGGTTATTTTCATTGATCCCACCCATTGGAAACGGGACAGGGATCGGATTTTTGTTTTGCGGCACGGTAACCTCCAAGCAATACCCCCGCCGGCAACCTGTACCGGCGGGGGTGGCTACAAAGGTTTTCGATTAAGCCGCCGTCAACGTCCGGTTGACTCGCACGCTGCGAATCTTGACGTTCCGAACAGCCACCGCCAAAGCCTGCACGCCAATGAATGGGATGAGGTTCACGCCAGCCGTCAAAGCACTGGACGTATGCTTCAGCAAGCCGTTGACATAGAAGCGGGCAACCCGATTGCTGTTGATCTCGACCGCCAGGCGGACAGTCGTAGCGGCCTCGACGACTCGGTCCGTATCTGTCTCAACGTCCGTGCCGGCGATCGAATCCGCAGCCGTCCAATTGACTGTCGAAACAGCTCCTTCCGTGCTGAGTTGGAACTTCGCTTGATCGTCGTCCGTGGTGAGGTCCAGGGCCGCCGTCAAACCAAATCCAGCATGAAGCAAAACCGTGGTGATCGTTGGGATTTCAAGCACCCATTCCACCCGTGCGGAGTGCTCTGGCTCCCATTCGATGCTGGCGAGCTGCGAGCCGGTTCGTGGGCTCATGATGATCTGATCGTTGTCAGCTCCGGCCGTGGCAATGACGATGCCGCCATCGACATCGAGCGAAACGTCCGCATCGGCCGCATTGGTGCCGCTGATGATCCAGTTCGGGTTTGCACCCGACAGACCGCTGGCACCCTCGACACCATATTCGACCTGAATCGAGAGAACGCCGGTGGCTGCCGTCAGCGTGCCAGCGAAGTCCAAGGCAATCGAGTCGCCGGCCGCCAGGACCAGGTTGGCCGCCGTCGCGTGAAGCGTACCGTTCTGGATGGTGTTGGCCGTACCCTTGAGGTCAAGAGTGGATGCCAATAGATCGCTACCCGATCCAATGGCTGTGCCGCTGGGCACTTTCTCGGGCATGACCGTAACTGCACTGCCGTCGGTGCCGGCTACGGTAACCGTCAAATCGATCTTGGTGACGGTACACGCCGCATCGGCCGTGAAAACACGCTTATCGACACTTGTGGCCAGATATTCAGCATTGATGACCTCAGTGCGGAAAGCTGGCGTCGCGGCCAAGCTGGGCACCTTCTCGAACAGGTCATACAGTTCATACCGTTCTTGGTAAGAGCCGAAAGGCGCTCGGTCCAGCAATTCTCGTTTGATCAGTTCTTTGACAGGGTTTGGGGCTGGCATAATTTGCTCCGTCTGCCGATTTACGGCGATGCGACCACGGGATCAGGGATTCCGCGATCGGGATATCCAAATGGGGTAAGTCGCCGCTTGGGATGTACCGCACCGTGCGGCACGCCAAAGCTCCCAACCGACAACCCGTCTTTCGTGATGCAATCGACGATGAGAGCCTTAAACTCAGCCGTGTAAGCTGATTGGGGATCGTCATCGTAATCGGTCGAAGCGAACGCCCTGGCGAGGAGCGACGCCGGCCGATCCATGTACGCAGGCCACTGCGGACGATCTGCATCGTTGACCAGCCGCCTTAAAAAACGCCGGTAAACGATTTTCAAACCACCGACCTGTGTTTCGGCCGGTGTGGGGTAGAGGGCAAGCGTCGGTAGCGACAATCCGGCATCTTCTTGGCCCAGCTCGACGTTGCCCGTGTTGATGACATAGAAAAATCCACTGGTCCATGAACGGACTGGATGTTGGCGGAACCAAAGCAAGGTCTGCCAAGACACCGGGATCATCTGATCCGTCCAACTTTCGTCGTGCTCCAAAGCGATCAACGTGCCAAAATCAGCCGGCAGCTCGACATAGTCTTGGTCCGCCGTGATATCCAACTCGTTTTCGCCTGTGCTGGTCCATTGCCAATCGTTCATGGTGGCAATGTGCTCCAACGCATCGTTGACGATGTCACCAGCAGAGATATCCAGGTCCGCGACGTCGGGATTGCCGATGGCGTGGAGAACCTGGGCCTTGTAGCTGGCGAATGTGCGTCGATCACCTTCGGCCATGACTGAATACCTCCCAACACCAGCCAAGGGGGGCATGGAGCCCCCCAAGGCCGATCAGGAATGAAACCGAATTAAGCACCGACTGAGCCGACGGACGAGCCCCAGCCGAACAAAATGACCTCGGCTGTGGCACTGGCAGCCGCCAGGTCGGTCGCAACATCCGAGATGATCCGTCCGACGACGCCCTGCGCACCGTCTGCCGCCGCAATTAAGCGACGATTGGCCCCTGTGGTGTCGGCCATCACGGCCACGCCACAAGACGATCGAGCTGCTGCCCAATTAGTTCCGCCGACCTTCGCGGTCACACGGCCACTGATCTGGATCTCGACCTCGGTGTCGTCTGCCCCTGCTCCTGAAAGCAGGCTGGTCACGACACCCACCAAACCAATCAATGGGCCGGCTGCGACATTCACGATGTTGTGAAACACCGCTTCTTCTAAGCCGGCCAGGGTTACGCCACCCACGCCCGAAAGGGCTTGGGTGGCTGCATCTGACGCATCAATGTCAACGGCCATCAGGTCGCCGACGACCAAAGCGGTCGCACCGCCACGATTCACAACACGCAACCGCTTGTTTTCAAATGGTTGCTGTCCCGGTCGATTCGTACCTTGAAACATGGTTTTGATCCTTTCGTCTTTGGCTCTTTGGAAGTCAGCAGTTTCCGGCGTTCGTCCTTTGAGACTCAGAAGTTAGGGGTTAAAAAGAGGGACAGGCCCACCCACAAAGGGGCCTGCCCCATTTCTCCGCTCTATGCGGCCGTAATCAAGCCTTGACGCTTGCGGCTTCGCATAAAGATGTTGTAGTACGTCGTTTTCCAAACGACGTAGCTAAACGGTTGTCGTGGATGCTGCATCGGGTCTTTCTCCGTCATGTACTTCTCGGAGTGGAAGATCGGATACAGATATTCCAGGTTGATGTAATAGAAGAACGGTTGGCCCGAGGGGATAGCCACACCGTTGTTCACCAACGCGGTGTCCAGGGTGCTGATGTACTCCACGGGCAGACCCGCGTAGGCCACCTTGCCGGCAATCCAACCCAAGTTATTGGCGGGCGTCAGCCGGTCATTGCTGTCTCGGGTCAAGCTCTGCAAGAGGGTCACGCCGTCCAGGTTGGTCGCAATGACCATTCGCTGAAGACGATCGTTCTCATAGTATTCTTGAGCCCCACCCATTGGGGAGATGAAACGGACCTTGTGCCACATGCGGTCCATGGCACGAACCAACCCGCTGTTGGTATCGGTTGGGTTGTCCGAATCATAAGTCTCGGTCTGGTTCCGCCAACCAGCTTCGTTCGTCGGATTGACACCCATCAGGGTCGTGAAACCCGTCGGGGCCAGCCCGTCGGCCGTGATGAACGAATTGATCGAATAAGGCACTTTGCCGTCGGCGGCTTCCATACCCGCGTTCGATGGTGCAGACCACAAAGCGTCCTCGATCTTGTTGTAGAGCGAGGTATGACAAGCCTGCCGCTTCGACTTCAACAGGTTCTTGTAATAAGTCTGCGGATCACCGCTATTTAGCGTGATCTCCTGTTCGGTGTACGAATAGTGATCGGCGATGAAACGCCAATCGACTTGGATGCTGATCAACGAATCAACGTTCTGGATGTCCAAGTCTTCGTTGGGGTGATAGAACTCAGCGGTTCCCACGTCATTGAGCTGAATCCGATCGACGATCTTCTGACCAGACTGAACACTTTGAGCCGCGTCGCGGCCCTTGAGCATACGGCCCAGCATGTAGCTGTTTTTGACAGCGTCGTTGATGATGTCGTCGGGGCTTGTGGCTACCTTGACGCCGGTTGCCCGCACGAAGGCGTTAAAAGATGCAAGTGATGGCATGGATGGCTCCTATGGATCCATGCCGCACTGGTTTGGCTGGCTCGCCTACCGCTTCATTTCAGCTCCAAGAGTTTCGTTGAAAGCGTTATCGTATATCTCATCTTCAGTCTTCGGCCGGGCTTGACCCTTGCCGTGACCTGGGATGGGTTGTTGCTTAAGGCGTTCTTTGTTCGTATTTGCAAGCGCGACCTGTGCGGCTGACTCGGTTTTTGTTCCAAGCTCAGATTTGGCCGCCTCGGCAATTGCTGCTCTAACCCGATTGAGTATTGGCCCCTCACCTGTGCGGTGTTTGGAGCCTTCCGATTTCCAATCAGATTCAAATTTGTCAATCACCTGTTGGCGTACCGCGTCTTTGCTTAACGACGGATAATCACCAACGAGGTTGCTAATGGCATTGTCCAGAGTCAGTTCTACGATCACCTGATTCATCAGCTTTGAGCCGTTTTCAGTGGTGTCGATTCGGCCCCCTGTGGCTTGGATCTGGGCTGTGGCTTCATCAAGCCGTTGCCCCATCGTTGCCATCAGTTTCCCGACTTCGCCCATTTCCGGCCCAAAGTCTTCAATCAGTTGATCCGACACCCGCTTGGCTTCATCTGCGAACGTGGTTGGGGGGTTACCCTTGTCCTTTTCGCCTTCGCCGGCCTTGGGATCTGGTGACTCGCCGCTTTGTTCGACTCGCTTCGATAGCTGCTCTAATTGCTCAGAGAGCTTCTTGTACGAGGTCGTCTGGTCTGCTTCCCGCTTCTGAGCGTTCTCGAAATACGCTGTCCGCTGGGCTTCAGTCCAGCCGGCGACCATTTCCGGTTCAATGTGCTGACGCTTCAGCAATTGAATCTGTTCGCCGGTCAACTGCGTCGATGCCGCTGTCCCGTCTGGCTCTTTGCCAGACCCTTGGCTTTCAGCCGTCGGGGCTGGGTCCTCGGGGGTGCCTTTGGGCGGAAGATGCTCTGAAGATGGAGCAGTTTCCGGGTCTTTGGCGTTTGGCCCCATGAAATCCTTAAATGCAGCGTCGTAGATGTCGGGTTCATTGCTTGCCGGCGGGGGTACCGCTGGTGGCGTAGAGCCCGGCGTCTGCTCGCCGGCATCGGATCGTGGGGTCACCCCTGTCGGGTCATTTCCGACGGCTGGGGTGCCGGGTGACACTGTTCCTGACATAGCGTCCTCGGCTGCCTTGGGGTCGCGCTTACTTGGCCGTGGGGGTTACCCACTAAAAACCGTCAGCGTTCCTCGGCTACGCCACCATTTTATGGCAAGGCTGGCAATCTTGGCAAATCGGGCAAGTTGGGAAGTGTGGGTCGTCGTGTGGGCCGAATGTAACCATGTACATTACCTGGTTACATTTCAGCCACATGATGGATCCGAACGAACCTAAATGGGATTTACCAGTACGGGTTTCGCCCAGAGTCCAACGCCGAATCGCCCAGCATGTGGCCGCTGGCAGCTTGTTGAATTGTAGTGTGTTCCACAGGGAACCGTCTACCCGAGCATATTGGAGCCGATGATCTGGCTGGGCTTGCCTCCACCCGTGCCGCCACCAACGACCAGGCCGACAATCTGCCGGGCTGCACTATCGGGATCGCTCCACTGCAAACTAAAACTCAAGGCACCGAAAGAGCTGTATTCGGCCAGGCCATCGATCGTCGGGCCTGCGGCGGCTACCGCTCCGGTCGTGGTTTCATGTACGCCCGTCGTGACATGGGAGATCCCACACTCGGAGGTCGCCACGTTGTCGTCGCTGACCGCCAACATGCTATTCTCCCTCGATCCATCCATTGCCCCGATGGTGAGTCTCGAATCAGCCTGAAGGCCAGTCGCCACGGTGTTGTTGACACCCATGATCAACGCGGCCGATGGTGCAATCCCGACCGTGTAGCTTTTGGTGCCGGCCGAGGTCCGGGTCGTACCGTTGAAGACTTCCAGGCTCGCCCCCTTGATGGCGAAATATAGGAACTTCCGGCCCGATGCGTCGGCCTTTCGTTGAATCCAATCCCATCCAGAAGCCGTAAAAGCACTAAATTCATTCTCTCGAATGGTGACACCCGAGAAGGAGATATTGATATTGCAGAGGGTGGCTTGCTGCATACGCTTGGCCACCGTCGTCGCCTGGGCATCATGATCACTGATCGCCAGGGCAAATTGACTGCCGGATGAATCCACCATCCCGATCGACAAGGCAGCACCATTACCGCCAGCAGGAACCGCATTTGAATCACATTCAATAAAAACCAAGAAATCGGGCTCAAAGGCCAAGGGTGTAAACGAGATCGTCGCGTCTACGGTCGTGCTGGTTGAATGGCTCAGATTGCCCGCTGCAACATTGGTAATGCCATCGTCTTGGATAACCAGATAACAGACCTCCACGCCGGTCCCAGACGGATTGGTCGTCCATTGAACTGTAAACGTGCCGGCACCCGTTGCGGAGATCGTGCCAACGGCGGCGGCACTGCTGATGAACTCGATGACCAGGGCATTTTCCTGCATCTGGCGTTCGGAATTGGACGTACCAACACCATCTTCGGAGACACAACCGCCGGAAATCTCGTTTGATCCGCCATCACTGATCCCAAATGCAGCACAAGCGTCGGCGTTGGCTCCGCCCGTACCCGTCGCCCCATTGGTCCACATGATGATCAAATTCGGCGTCAGGGACGAATTGTTCAGCGTGATCACATTGGTGGCATTGGCAACACCACTACCGTCTTTGGTGAATACGCCAACCTCAGATAGCACAGCCATGATGAACCTCCTACGTCAAACCAATCCAGGTTTTCGCAGTCGTCTGGCTGATCTGACCCGTTTGGTATAGGTGTAACGAGTTCTCAATAGTTTTGATGTATTGCAACTGCTCGGCCAACGTGGCCAGGGCGTTGTACGCTGCGATCATCTCGTTGAGTTGAGTTTCGTCGGCATCAGCAGCCGGCTCCTCGGTCAGCAACCAAAAAGCGATGACCTGGGCCTTATTCACCGCGACAGGTGTGGGTGCCGCCAAAAGTTCAAGTGTGCCCGAGAACTCATGAACGGGCAAACGTGAAAATCCATTCTCGCCGGCATTGGTGCCGGCGTTTGGAGCAAAATGATCAATGAGTGCCATAATTGGTCCCCCTGTTAATGGTCTAACACCATCATCGGGGATTGTGTCAATCTGGGCAATCTGGTCAGGTTTTGGAGGCGACGGGCTGGCTCTTGGCGCCAGTCTTCGCCGCATTGGGCTTGCTGACACGGTCTGATCCTGGCCACCCGTGACGGTCCTCGGCCTGGAATTGCAGATTGCGAGCTTTGTATGTTGTAAATTTATAATCGGGACGCTACTTGATCGTCGACATCGTTGACATCATTGCTATTATTGATAGACTTTAACGATGATTTTGGAGGCGGAACCACTAACGGACAGGAGAGAAAATGAAACCCAATAAAGAAGTAGGAGCACTGCGGGGCGCTGCTCAGGACGCCATGCGGTGGGCACAGGCAGATATGCCGTCAACGGGCTACAAGGCCATCGAGCGGCACCGTCTCATAAGCGACATACTCGACGCGACGTACAAGCTCGCCACGATGCAGTCACTGGACGATATATGGCGTGCTGCTGGTCAGCCCGACCGATCCCACATCGACGACGCGACGCAGGCGCGAGAGGATGTGTACGATGGAGGTACACTTAATCCACGGCCGGAGATCGGCGTCGATTACGACTACAACGTGATCTCGAACGAGGTAGGGGCACTGCTGGGCGCTGCTCAGGACGCCATGCGGTGGGCACAGGCAGATATGCCGGCGACGGGGTACAAGGCCATCGAGCGGCACCGTCTCATAAGCGACATACTCAACGCGACGTACAAGCTCGCCACGATGCAGGCACTGGACGATATATGGCGTGCTGCTGGTCAGCCCGACAGAGTCCACATCAATGACGCGAAGCAGGCTCGGCTGGACGTTGAGGCCCGCAATCCCTAACCGAAAGGCAGGAAACGATGGAAGCTAACCGAAACACCGAAGTATCGGCTCTATTGGTTGCAGCACGGACCGCCATGCGGTGGGCACAGACCGACATGCCCGCCACAGGCTACAAGGCGATTGAGCGCCACGCCGCAATCGACCAGATACTGCAATTATCCGAGCGGCTATCCGTAACACAGTCGATGGACGATATATGGCGAGCCGACGGCCAACCCGACGACCAACGGAACATCAACGACGCGACACAGGCTCGGATTGCGTTCGAAGACTGCAACCCCTAACTGAAAGGCAGGAAACGATGAAAATCGAAGCGAAAGTCGCTGAGTGGGCAACCGCCTCGACCGGCGACGCCTACGGCGACGTCTATATGATCTACTACACCGTATCGCTGGCTATAGACAATAGGCGCCACGAGTTGCGAGGATTTTTTTTGGGCGGATGGATCCCGGCGGGCGCGCATCAGGATATAGACGGGTCTGGACTGGCAGATTGGGGCAGCAGCCAGCCAGGAGGGTGGCGGACATGCGACACCGACGGCCAGGAGAGCGGAGCGATACGCGTCTCATATGATGATGATGGACAGATCCGGGTCGGCAACGGTGAGGCCGCAATATCGCTCACCGGCACGAGAGACGACGCAGATCGGATCGAGCGTGCTATCGAGGACGCCATCTCGGCCTCAGACATCGACCTGGACGAGCCGGACGCCGAGCCCATCTACGACTACATAGATCCTGTCGATGGACTGGACGCCCTACCGATCCGCGTCGGAAACTACATGGGTGCTGGCCCAGTACTGGCGTGGGAGGATGGTCCAGACTACGCCATAGCGCCCTATCCGACCGACGCCGACATCGAGTCGGCGATATCAGCGATCCGCGATCCGCTGCGAGCGATTATCCGGCACGAGGCCGACGCATTGATTGACCCGGAGGATTAACACCTTGCCGCAGCAGATCCCGTTTACCGATTTTCCGTTTGATGACCTGGCTGAAGATGATGTCTTCAAGCTGTACGTTTGTGACACGATCCTGATGCTTCCATCGGAGTATTGATATGACCACGACCGAAATCATGCCTGGCGTTCACGCCGAATTACTCTATCGAGATCCCACGCCGTTCCGGGGTGTGGTCTTGATAGACATTTGGATCATCGGCAACCTCTATTCGGCCCAGGCGGTGCGGTACAAGCAAAACTGTGCCACCAAAGAGATGGAGGTCGTCAAGATCGGGCCAGTTCTTGAGAGTGCAGAACGATTGCCCGACATCATGCTGGCCGTGATGGAGTCCGTCAAAGGCAGCAAACACGACGTTGTTTTTCTTAAACATGGAGATTGATAATGGCTAAAAGGCGAAATTGCTGGATCTGCAAAACCTGTGGATTTAAAGGAAGTGGCCCCACATCCATGAATGTTCACTACAAGGCAAATCCCACACACGCAACCGAGAAATCGGTGATTAATTCTAACGACCGACCCAAAAAGCGTGAATTGAGCAAAAACCCCGAGGCAATCCGAGCAAGGCAATACTATCGAGATTTGAAATCTGGCAAACGGGTCAAGAATCCAAAAAAACCAATCCTTTTACCAGCCACCGGATGTAATTATTGCCCTGGCTGTGGCTTATTCCTCGGCCCATCCAATACGGCTATTCAACTCACTGAGGAAGTGAAAAAAGGATAGACCATGCTTGACTCTGCACGCTGGCGAATCATCATCCTGGCCGAACACGCTGGATATCACGCCAAGTACATCCAATACATCGTCCGCAAGTACGACGGCGAACGTTACAGCACATCGACGATCTACAAGGTTTTGAAGGATGCCGGCGTATCGCTCCGCGATTATCGCAACGGCAAGACCAAGGCATCACAAAAACGAGTGATCGAGCTGGGTTGCGGCAAGAAGAACGTCAAGAAACCAAGGGGATTGAAGCAATGACCACGATCGACAAAACCAAACTTGTGACGATTAAGATCAACCACATTGGCGAACTTAAAGAAGGCCAAATCAAGGTCGGTTTGAACAAAACACACCACGGCCATCGTGTAACTATCACCATGCCCTTGGCGGCCTGGCTCGATCTCGAAGAAAAGCTGAAGGATATCGATTTCAATGGTTAAAGCAGCACCCCACAAAATCAAAGAACTGTATGCCTTCATCGCTACCGAAAAAGATGGCACCGAGGGCATTATGAGCTATTACGCCCGCAATGCCGGGACGTGGGTACCCATGATCGGGTCCGACTTCATGCGGGTCGATGCACTGAAGCTGATCGCCGATAAGATGTGCGCGACAACCGGCCACACTTACAGGATCAAGCGATTCGTTCCCGGCGATCCCCACGATGTCACGGATCAATACAAATGATCAAAGACGAACAATTGAAACTGTGGAAGCTGTCTGATTTGATTCGTGTTCGGGTCGCCGAGCTATGCCCAGAGCTGAGATTGTCAAGCATCAAACCCACCAACGACAAATCAATCACGTTCGTTTATCGCGGCCCCAACGGTTGGATAAAAACAACCCGCCACATCCTTGAAATAAGCAGACCGGGCGACATCGAGAAGGTTGCTCGGGCCACAGCGGCTTTCATCGTCAGCCAATACCAAAAACTTGAGAATTGCCACAATGATTATCACCATTGAACTTATGAACGCATCGCTTAAATCGCCGATCTGCCCATCGTGCGGCCGGCGAAAGGCCAGACAGCATCGGTTTTGCCGTGAGTGCTTCTTGAATGTCCCGTATGTTGTTCGTCAGCAAATCGAGAACGCCGTGGCCGAGATACCTAAGATCAAAGGGATGGGCAAGGCCCTGGAATCCCTGAACGTCAACGAACCATATTGGCCGAATCTTGGTAAATAATGGTTGACATCGTTTTCATCTTTGCTATACTATCCCCGAGAGCTTTCTCCCCTCCTCCCCCCTTGGCTTTCGGGCCAGGGGGGGTTTTTGGTTGCCTACTTTCCCCCGGTGGTGGCCGGGGAAACGCCCG